GGTCGTGTCAAGCCCGGTGATCTCTTGTAACTTCTCGTTTGAGTCGAGTTTTCGCCTCGTGAACTTTGAAGCGGGAACCCTGTATGCGAGCTCTGTTTTCGGCCTGTCCATACCGTCTTGTATTGGCTTGAAAAAGAAGGGGTAGTTAACTGATATCGGGACAACTTTGTCAGTAAACATCTTCTTTGCATCGGGTCCAGATTTCGAGAGTATACCAAAGCGTGCATCTGTAGATATTGTTGCTTGGTTAACTGTTTCCCCACTTGCCATAAATGAAAAACCTGACCGTCTATTTTTAAGGTAGCACATCCCGTAGCAGCGCGGGTCGGCTTTACAAGCTTCCCAGAATATGTAGAATAATCTGTTTGATTCCCTAAAGTCTGGCTGCCCAACGTCAATTTTGCTCCACTGCAAGTACATATAGTTAGTACCAGTAATGTAAGTAGCCAAGCCCTTATTATAGAACCAAAAGCCTTGTTCTCTTCTATTAAATTCCTCATCAATGTAATCATACCATTTTTCTTTAAAGTCCAAAGGGTATTCTTCCCAATCAAATACTGATTTGATTTTACTAAGTTCCTTTGGGTATTCAGTGTGCTTCCACCTGTCATCTTCGAATGTATGTACATTTTCAGCTTTTGGCAAAGCTATTTTTAAATCTTGTATTTCATAAATTTCACCTATTTCTCCGGTTTTACTTATAACAACCATATCGTGTTCTTGGTTGTAACCGTACTCCCATTTCTTATATCTATTAGTTCTTTTAAGAACTTTAGGTTTTATATGGTCTTGTAATACTTTATATAAAGTTTGCTCGTACATTATTTAGATCTCCCTTCTGCAAATCCTCTAAAAGACTTTTCTTCTTTTACTTCTACAGGTTTTTCGTTCAACAAGTTCTCTTCAGCTTCTATTCTATTCAATATTTCAAAAGCATCGAATATAGCTAGTTTTTTTGTAGCTGCAGCATTCTTTAATCTATCTGCTGATATATCGTCATCTGAATCAACAATAGCTTCTTTAGCCACCTTGATTAATTCCTCAACTGCTTTTTGCCCAGCTTGGATTATGTTCAACTTCGTTTCCTTGGTATTCATATTTAATTACGATATCATTAGATTTCATACAGTATAATCTTTTTCCGTCAATTAAAAACTCCCATTCCCCGTTTGGCGTGTAACCAACTAAGTCTCCTGAGTTAATTCCTAGCGCATTTAAGGAGCTATTGTCATATTTTAATATACCAACAAGGCTTCTTTCTTTATCTAGCGTTAAAGACTCTGTATTTTTTATCGGTGAAACAAAACATCTGTCTCCAAAAGACCTCCATTTGTCACCTTTATTATATAAGTAAATTTGATCTATAGCGCAAAAATGCCACTCATCTTTGAACCAAGATCTACTTTTCTTTTTTCTTCCCTTCATGTCATAGAATACTCTAAACACGTTTTGGTGTATAACAATTATATCACCAACATCAATATCAGTATCAAAAGCCTGAGGTGTCTCTACCACTCTAGCTAGTCTATTAACAAACTTGAAATCTTCAATCTTTGTATTTACAACTAACTCCTTACCGGCTATTGTTATTTTATTACTGTATTTCTCACCTAATGGCTCTACTATAAAATCATATAAAGCTTTCAATACTCTAAGTCATATTCAACAGATATTGCCATGTGAGAATTGAATTTCTTCCATGGCATTACCTCGTTGTTTTTCTTAATGTGAATATTGTAAGAGTTATCAGACTCGTCAAGAAGTATGTGTGAGATCTCGTGACCTCCATAAACTTGTTGACCTACAGAATAATGCATAGCGTCATTTTTGTAGTCAGAACCAATACTTATTTTTCTTACAACTGAAGACATTCTAAGCTTTTGTTAGTTTAGATTCTTCTTCTTTACTGATAACCTCATACTTGCCAGTTTCTAAGTCTATATTAATTGGTCCATATTCTTTCTCCAATTCTGACTTAAATTCCTCTACCTTTCTATTAACCACAGCCACTTCGTGTAAAAGACCGTGCTTTTGGGTTTCTATCAAACCTATTTGGTTAACCAACTTTATCAAGTTATCTTGGTCTTCGTTGATTCTTTTTAATTGTTCTTCTGTAATTTTACTCATTTAATTTAATTTAATTGTTTATAATAATATATTTACACTTTTTCAACTGTAATTACTATTTACTGCCAAGGAAAGCCATTTTCTAACACTGGATTATTTATAAGCTCATTGTTAGCTATAGCCTCTGCTTCTACTATTGATTCCGTTTCAGCAACTGTCTCAGCTCCTAAATCTTCAAAAACCCAACTAAGTATTATTTCCTCTGTTAGTTCTTCGTAAGGAATGAAATCCGGACCTACGTTATCGGTAAATTCAGATACAAAAGATCTTTGAGAAGAGCCTTCTTCATAGGTAAAACAATACTCGCTGACAACTGTTAAAACAAATCCATCGCTTGTCTTGTGTTCCATGTCTAATAATTTCCAACTCATTTTTTTATTTTTATATATTTAAACTACTCTTATTTTCAACACACTACCTGTCCTGTAAACGCCGTTAATTGGAACGCCATTCGCTGCGGCTGTAGCATCATCTACATAATCTTGAATAAATGGAAGCCTAACATATCCGTCATTATCAACTTCTAGTGAGTTTCTTCTGTTCGAAGAATTAAAACCAGAGCCAACTTGAAAAACTACATCAGTTATAGATGAATCGTTATATCTACCTACTGCAGTTGAGTACTGTGAATAATTATCAAGGGAATTACCACAGCTGGTTGCATAATTAGCTAATGAATTAGCACCAAAACCAATACTTACAGAGAAACTACTAGAAGCTGTAGAGCCATAACCTAACACGCTGCTAAATCCACCATTTGCGTTTGTGTACGAGCCTATTGCAGTGGAATTTGAACTTGTTGCGTAAGCTTGATAACCTATAGCGATAGATCTGAAGCCAGAAGCTTTAGCTCTACCACCAACAGCGAAACTCATTTCACTAGTGGCTCCAGAATCTACAAGATTACTACTTTGTGTTAAGTCTATTGCATTTTTTCCAAGAGTGTAGCCAGCTTGTCTATCGAAGTCTAAAGTTGATTTAATTCCAGAGTTTCCAGAAACTGGATCTTTTACTAAAACTGTTCCGTTATTGCTCAAGCCAGTGATGTAGTCATACACAGGTTCTCCACCGTTTACTAATGGAAATTTTTTCAAATATACTTTAGTGCCAACTGCTCCAGGTATACTAACTTGATTAGTCCCGTTACCTTCAAAAATAACACCTTCAGATGTAATATACTCAACGCCATTTTGAGTTTGAAAACTTAATGTAGCTTGGAATGATAATTTCTCCACTTGATCGCCGTTTGACCAACCTAAAGCTTGAAGCTCTGACAGCATATTAACATTAGTGGGCGATGTTTGAATCCAACTGTTGCTACCAAACTGGTTCGGTGGAGGAGGCATTCTCGTAACGGTGTATAAATCACTTAACACTGTTCCGTTGAACTTAATGTTAAAAATGTCACCTATAGAAAAATACGCGCTTGGATTAATTACATTTGTGTAGTTATTATTTGTATCTATACTGCTAATAGGGAAAGGAACACCAGTAGTGGTATTTGAAGTCACCTCGCCTTCAGCTGCGGGTATTATGTTAGGTGCTCCTATACTATCTGGTGAGATTCTTACATTGTCTGATCCATTGTAACCTACTACGAATTCCACATTAGCTGGATCTGATTGCTCTGTGAATTCTGAAAACTTAATGTTTGCCATTTATATTTTTTTTTATTCTATTACCATAAACTCGCCATTTTCAGACAGAATGAAATCTCCATTTTCTGATAAAATTCTATCTCCGCTAGGTATTGGACCACCTCCACTTTGAGGTATCATTGGTATACCCATACCATTTGCGTACCAGCTCATTCTAGTATAACGCTATAATTTCACTAGCACTAGTATTAGTAGCTAGTACGTAATCAACGATTACAGGTATAAAAGAACCTGCTACAATCCCTTTAAAAACCACAGCGTCAGCTAATGTTGGGTTTGCAGTTCCTGCTATTATTACTGACAAATCTCCACCCACGCCAACGTATAACGCAGCTGAGTTCAGTTTAGTTGCTGATGATATAGCGTCTGTGATAGGGTTTATAGATTCTGCTCTTGTTGCGAAGTCCGGTTGGTTACCGTATTGTCCCATAGTTTTTTATTTATTTGTTATTGATTTTGCTTTTTCCCAAGTTCTACCCACAAAGTAGGCTCCGTATACGGTTACTAGCAATGTTTGAAATATTGGTATATATTCTTTAGCTAACCCAAACTCACCGATGTTACCATCAAAGAAAGCTAGAGACGTAAAGATTACAGTTAGATATATTAAGATCATTGGTCTAATGTTTTTACTTAAAAAACTATCAGACTTCATATCTGCTTCCCAACGCTTACTAACCTCTAATTGAGCTTTAGTATCTGCGTCTTCTAATATCTGCTGTATTTGCTTCTTTACTTCTAACCTTTCTTCTTCGGTCGTAGTAAGCTTGTCGATGACGTTACCAATTTCCTTGATAACGCCACCTGATAGCCATTGAATTATTTTTTTCATTTATTCTCTTTTCATTAATACAGTGTCTTCTGCATCTCCTGCAAAAACACATTGTAAAGTGTCTTCGTCTATAACAGTGTAAGACATTCCAATAGTATAGCCATTTCTTGGGTTATATATTGAAGTAGTCATTGTAGTGTCTGTTTGAGTTAATATAATCTCTTTTAGTGTATCATCTGACGTAAAGCTGTAATTAATAATTTTAACCACAGCATATTTACTAGCTAAAATTACTGTCTTATATGTAGATTCTTCCATTGACCAAACACCTTCAAATGCTTCTTGAGCTTTAGAAGTTAGTACTGTAAAAAATAAAGCTAATGTAATAAGTGATTTTTTCATAATATTAAATTTAATT